ATGATGCAGAACGTAACAGAAACCCGCTCTTCATGGTGCACCACTATTGCACCACTCTGTTCCCTGCCTGTTCCTCCCGCTACCCCTCCGCTGGTGGAGGCGGCGACCATTGGTCCGGCCGAGCAGCAGAGTGAGGAGAGGGCGATCCGCACGGCGCGCGGGCTTGCCCCGAAGCATGCCGGCGTCATTGCCTGGAACGGGGAGGCCAATCCGGCGATCGGCGAGTATGGAGAGCCGACGACGCTCTTCGTGCACGGCGACGTGCCGGATATGGAGTGAAGAGTTTATCCCGCTCGCAACGCCCGCATGATGGCCTCCCACCAGTAGGCGAGGAATGCGACTGCCGAACCTCCCACCGCTGTTCCGGCGATCCCGGCGACGAACAGCGCCCCGACCCCGCGTTGCTCCCACATCTTCACCTTGTCGGTCACGGCCTTGGCATCCGCTACATCCGTCGTGACGACCTCGACCTTCGTCTTGACCTCCCCGACCTCGTCGACAAGATCGTCAACGCGCTTGTGGATGGCTGACCTGTGCTGGTCAGCCCGCTGCGTGCTTGCCATCTGCCGCCGTTCGGCTTCCTGAAAGTCACGGCGCAAGCCCCCGACTTCCGAGCGTAATGCGCCTATGGCTTCCGATATCTGGTCGAGTTGCCCGGTCATGGCTTCCACCCGCACCACATGGTTCCCTTGCGGTTGTGTGCGTTGATCTCGTCCAGCACCGCGCGCGGCGTCGCATCGGTCGCGTCCCTGCGTGGCGCGTTCGTGTCGCACCAGATTTGGCGAGGATCAGCGACGGGCTTCGGGATTGCGGTGCAGGAGATAATTGCAAAAAGCGCAAAGAATGCGATCAGCGCCTTGCCCATTTCATCGCCTCCCGTCTTGCTTCTTCGTCGGGTAGATCACGCGCCTGCCTTTCGGCCTCGGTCGACTGCCGGTTCATCTCAAGGCGCTCTTCCGTGCCGCGCAGCTTGTCGACGGCGCGGCGGGTGGCCTCCTCGCTTTCACGGGCTTTGCGACCAGAGCGGTAGGCTCCGAGCGCGCCAAGCACCGCCATAGCCGCCAGCGTGGCCCTGGAGCCGAGAACGCGCCAGACGAGTACGAGGATTGCCACGGCGGCCGGCAGGAGTAGCCACCAGGGCACGAAGTCGAGGATCAGGTCGATCATAGGGCGCCCTCACAATGATACTGCCACCAACGGTCCGACCCACCGAACAGGTAGTAGTGTTTCTGGATTGAACGACGGCGGACCCAACGGAGCCATGCAAGTCGCCCATCATAGGTTCGGACGGGCCACCATGCGAAATGATCGTGCCATGGGCCGACAGGCGAACCGAATAGCGGAATAGGATTCGGTTCCATCAGCGCCGCGCTCCAGTTTGGAATGCCTCGGTGCCTTCCTTCTCGCCCTTGCTGCCGATCCGCCACAGCACGACGGAGCCGCCGACGATCGCCAGCGCCCACACCCACAGCGGCACGTCGGTGAGCATGTCCTTGACTGGCTGGAGGTATCCGACCGCTACGCCGAGGTAGGACAGGATGCCGTCGCCGAGGGAGAGCAGGAAGGACGGAATGCCGACCACAAAGGCAAACATCTTCGCCATCCAGTTGGCCTTGACCTCCGGCACCTTCTCGCGGACGACGGCCGGCGGCGCTTCCTTTCGCTCCGGGACGATGACGCGCGGCTTGGCTCGACCAAGGCTTTCGATCAGGTTGGCGTCGATGTGGTCGACCAGCTCCAGCCCGTTGTCCGAACGGAACGCCAGGATCGCGGCCTTGGTCATCGTGCCGATCTTGCCGTCGATCCCGCCGACCTCGGTATAGCCGAGTTCCTTCAGGCGGGTTTGCACGGTCATGACCGTAGGCTTGTCCGTGTAGATAGCCGGGGGACGCGGCTCCGGTATGGGCAGCGGCGAGGTGATTTCCTCTGACCCCTTCGACAGCTTCACGGCCCACCTCTTGTACGCCGCCGCCATCTTCGTGTCGTAGGCGTTCTTGGCATAGGCCGGGCCGTTGTAGCCGCGCGCGAAAGCCTTCCAATCCTTTGCGGCCAGCGCCTTGCCGAGCCCGGACTTGTCGATGAAGCGGAACATCACGTCCATCTGTCCGGCGACATCGCGACGGCACAGGTTCACCAGTTCCGTGACGGAGCCGAAGCCGAGCCACTTCCAGTGCGACCCCATCACCTGTCCGATGCCCCATGAGCAGCTTTCGAGCGCAGCGCCGGCGTTGATCTCGATGGCGCGGTTCAGCACCCTCCAGCGGTCGGCCTGCTTGACCGGGTTCTTCACCGCGCCGGCCCTGGGGTCGGACAGCCCCGCAGCACGCGCCTTGGCCTGCTGCGCCTTGGTCAAGCGCTTGTCGAAGTAGTGGCCCTCGAATCGGATCAGCGGCTCCTTCTTTCCGTTCACCGTCGCGAAGGCAACACCGCCCGATTCCACCTCGGCGATGGCAAGGGCGGCAGCGGGATCAATGCCCTGCCGCCTGGCTTCAGACGCGATTGCGTCAACGGTCGTTTGGTCAAACGCCATTGGATTCGTTCCTCTCGATGTGATGCTCTGGACAGAGCAACCGAAGCGGCTATTGTTCGCGACGAAGGCTAGCCTTCGCCCCTCGGCCCTGATTTGTGCGCCCGCACGGTCTGGTTGCCGAGGGGAGCTCTGTGGCCCGCTATGGACGGTTCTGACTTCGACCCCTACGGCCCCGCCAAGCCGTGGCTCGCGGCCGGCGCGATTGCGGTGCTGATCGTCTGCGCGGCCGTGTGGTGGATGATTTAGGCCCTAGTAATTTGGCCCAGCTATGAAGGTGGCTTTCGGGCCGAGATAGTTCCACACGGCCGTGCCGTCGGTGACCCCGCTACCCGTTCCGGTCGGCCCGCCGGAACTGGCGGAGGTCCCCGCCGTCACGCACTCATAAATCTTGTCCGTGTCGTTCAGCCGCAGGTGGCCAGCCAGATAGGCCGTATCGGCGGCCCATGCAGGCGCAAGCCATCCACCAACGTTGGCGCCCCACCCGGTCGGCTGACCGCTGGCCGGCGCCGCGTTCGCGATGAAGTCGCCGGCCTGGTAGCGCCCGACGATGCCGCCGCCCGGGTTGGCGGTCGCCTTGCGGCCTTCCGCGCCGAGGAAGACGGGCCGGTAGAGCGGGGCCATCGTCGTCGCACCGCCGGTCAGCGACACCTTCAGCCCGTTGACGACTGCGGCGTTCGTGCCCCCGGAGAAGAACACCAGCACGTAGGCGACGTTGGTGTCGTAGATTCTAAAGTTGAAGATCGGGCTGTCGCTGCCCGGGCGGTAGCAGCCGCCATAGGTCGAGGTCCACGTGCCGGTGCTGATCATCGGCGTGCCGCTGTCGGCGATGCGGTTCATCTGCGCGTCGAAGCAGGCCACGCCCCAGCGGCCGCCGAACCCGTCCGGTCCCGCCGCTCTCAGCCAGTATTGCAGGCTGTGGTCGGCATTGAGGAAGAAGCCGATGCCCCGCGCCGCGAAATAGCGCAGCGAGCGCTGGAATATCTCGAAGCCCGTATTGCTCCGCACGATGTTGGCGCTGCTGCTGTCCACCAGCACCAGTCCGCCGCCGATCTGCATCTGCGTCGAATTGTAGGCGCTGGCCAGCGAGGCGAGGTCGTCGAAGCCGATCTGCGTCTCGCGCGGAAAGGTCCGGTAGAGATAGTTGTTGTAGGCCTTGCCTTCCTGAAGCACGGCCTCGATCTCGCCGCCGCTGGCCGCCATGTAGACGCAGTTGAAGATGTTCTCGAACATCTGCCCGTTGGCGACCTGCGCCAGCCGCGCGAAATAGCCGCGGCCGGTCTCCCAGCGCGCGTCGTGGCAGCGGTTCTTGCGCCCGCAATCGTCGAGCAGGAACGGGATGCGCTCGTCGCCCGGCGAGCCGTTCTGCAACTCGAAGCAGGGCGCGTACCAGATGTTGTTGTTGTGGCCGTTGTAGCCGCCGTTGATCGCGCGGAAGCGGACGCCGTAGCAGTTGCCGAGGCCGTTCGTCGCCGATGTCTGGCCGTAGCGCCCGGCGAAGAAGCTGTTCTGGTTGGCGTAGTCCGCGCCGCCGCCATTGCCGTCGCAGACGAGATCGAGCGCCACCCTGTTGTGCAGCAGGTGGCCGACGAACACCTTGTTGTAGGCCCAGCCCTGATACAGCGAGTAGCCTTGCAGGCCGTTGGCGAAGCCGGAAATCTGCCGGATGTCGAAGCTGCACCGGCGGGCGTTGTAGACGCGCAGCCCGACATAGTCCTCATTGCCCCAGCTGACGGCGGTCGAGTTGATGACGGCGTCGGAGATCCAGCGCCCCTCGTAGTTGAAGCCGCTGTCGCTGGTTCCGACCTGAAACGCGGCGCGGTCGCGCGGACCGTCATAGTGGATTTCGCCGCCGTCGAAGGCGATGTTGATGTAGCCGGCGATCACCGTATCCGTGATGCGGAAGCGCCCGCCCTGGAAGCTCGCGACGGCGCGGCTGGTCGACGTGGTCTTGGCCGCCACATAGTCCAGCATGGCCTGGATGGCGGCCGTGTCGTCGGCCCCGTTGCCGACCGCGCCGCTGGCGTTGCCGAAAGCCCCGAACTGGAACGGCGTGACGCGCGCCTCGGCCAGCTCCCACCAGCCGCCGTCGGCGGACTGCACCTTGCCCGGGTGCGACGGCTCGGAAACGACGCGGCGGTAGAGCCCCGCGCCGCCATCGCCGGACGCCACAAAGCCACCAGTGCGAACGGAGGTCCGAAACGCCGAGACGCTGGCGAGCGCGAAGGCGGTGCGACTGTCGTAGTCCGGCCGCTCCATGGAGTAGTTGCCGCCGATCAGGCTGGCGACCGCCTTGTCACCGGCTATCCGCTCGGCGACTTCTACAAACACCCTGCTATCGAGCCCCGGCAGGTTCAGCCCCGGCACGAGGTTGCCCGCCCCGTCGCTCACCAGAGCGTCACCGTTGTTCGGTCCCGCCCTCAGCCTCCCGCCTTGGCCGTCGAATGTTTTCCATGAGCGGTCAACGCCATCCTTCAGTTGCAGATCGCGCTGTGCGGACAAATCAAGCGCACCCTCTACGGTTTCGGCGTAATAGGCGCCCTGATTTTCCAGGTCGACTTCCTGAGTGAACGGGACGTTTATGACAAGAAGCAGCTTGTGACCGCTGGGAAGCGGAGAGGTAAGGGTGACTTGCCCGCCAGCCGAGGAACCAACCCCCGAAACCGTGTAGTCGACATCGAGAGTGAGCACCGCTTCCGCGCCTGAAAGATCGGATGCCAGTACTATGATATGCCTCGGCGACTGGATCTTGAAATCATAGTCGAAAACAGACGTGACGCCATTTCCCGTGTAGGGGCCGGAGCGACTCGTTTCGCTGGGGATCGTCATTGCGTTTGCTCCATGGCAAATCACCCCGCGAAAGCAGGGCTGGGAAAATATGGATTTTGATTACCGCTGGCGGCCGAGCAGAAATTCCGACGGCGCGACTTCCTCGCCGTCGATCGCTCGCCAGCCCGCATCAAGGCCCCGGTTGATCGCCGTCGAAGGGAGGTTGAGGAACATGCCCGATACGCTGACAACCGACTTCACGAACGCGCGGTCGATCTCGCCTTGAGAAGCCTGGACGAAAGGCTTGACCATGGTCTCGACCATGCCGCCATAGGCGCCGCCGCCGTTGAAGCCCTGCGCATAGCTGGCGCCGTCGCGGACGAACGGCAGGGTTCCGGCGACGGACAGCGCCGTCTCCTTGGCTAGGAAGGCCGCCCAGCTCTCATCGTCGTCGTCATCTCCCATGCCGGGAAGCCCACCGGTCATGGCAGCGAACAGCACCGCCTCCAGCGTGAACAGCATCGCCATGTCCGTCGTCCACAGAAGCACCTCGCCAGCGGAGCGGGCGTCGAGCCCCGTAACGTTGCGGCGGGCAACCTGCGTCCGCTCATAGGCGACGTTGAACTTGGCGAACATGTAGGACGCCAAGGCCGTGAAGAGCCGAACCACATCGTTCTGTCGTACGCCCTGCGACAGCGTCCCGCGCTCGATCGCGGTCCGATCGGAGAAGTGCCCGGACGCCTGCGCACGGGCGACCGCGCGGTCAGCCTGCGCGATGGCATCCGCTTCCGTCGCGCCACCGTCCATCGCTTTGCGATAGCCTGCCAGCCACGTCGGCATGTCCACCGTGTAGAACTGCGCTTTTTGCATCATCCAGAAGCCGAGAGGGGCCATGACATCGCGGACGAATGCGGCGGCGCGGTTCTGTGTCGGCCCGGATCGGGTATCGCCGAGAACGTCGTAGATATCCTTGTTGAACGTCGTCTCGCGCTCGCGCATGAACGGCGACTTCGCAACGATCTGGGAGGCGGCGGAGTTCGGCCCCGTCAGGGGATGGCGAAAGACATCGGTCACGCCAAGCAGGAAGTTCTTCTTGCCGACGACGACCATGGACTGCGCAATACCAGTCGGCTGGAGAAGGACGGTTTTCAGGTTGAAAGCGAGCTTCGAGACCGTGAAGCCCGTCTTCAGCTTGCGTGCCCAGCGGTTCATGAAATCGGCTGAGCGGATTTCGCCGGAAGCGACGTCGAGAAGCCATGCCTCCAGCGTGTCGAAGTTGTTCTTGGCGCCGGCATCCATGAAGGCATCGCGCACGCGGCGATCCTGCAATATCTTCCAAGAGTTCGAGACCACCTCGCTTAGGGCAAGATCGTGGACCACCTGATTGATGTGGCCGTGCATGACGCCAAGATCGATCAGCACCGGCCTTCCAGAGGACGAAGCGCGCTCCTTCAAATGCCCGTTGCGCGTCTGCGCCTTGCCGAAGCGACCGCCCTGCATGGCCTTGGCCGTCTCCGCCAGATCGTCATCCCGCGACAGGGATGAAATCTCGGCGTCGTATTTCAGCGGGTAGTAGCCGCCCCGGAATGTGCCGAACCGCGTCTCGACCGCGCGTGGCACGATCTTTTCCGGCGCGACGCCGGTGACGCGGCGTTCCCGCGCCTCGATCTGGGGCCAGTAGGAATCGATCATGTCCCATGCGGATTGGACGAACTTCCAGTCCCTCTCGTCCAGCATCCCGGTCACAAGGTCGATCTGCTGCGGCAGGAACGAGCCCTGGACGCGCCTATCCGTGAGCCGCTGATAGTTGCCCTCGTTGCCCACGTTGAGCACGATCGAGATCAGATCCCACTTCGAATATGACCCCGCCAGCTCCGGCACGAACTTGTGCACGGCCATCTGGCGACGCTCGTCTTTCGAATAGACCGAATAAATCTCGTCGAACCGTTCGGCCGCCTCCCGGCGCTTGATGGTCAGATCGGCCATGGCGTCGTCGATCGGCGCCTTGATGTTGCGATAGGTTGAACCGTCATCCTTGAAGCCGTCGACCTCTCGCAGCAGCGTATCCGCGTTGCGGATGAGGTTGAGGAAATCGTTGAACGATGGCCTGGCCGTGCCGCGCGCCGACTTTGCCCGCTCGACCGGGCGCTTCTTCATATTGGCATCGAAGGCCGCAAGGATGTCGTCGACCACCGCGTCCAGATCGCGCTTGCCCTTGGCGTCGAGCAGGCTTTTCTTGAGCCGCGCCGTGTGTTCGATGTTCTTCAGCGAGTCGATCACGCCACGCAAATACTCGACCGACAGCCGCTTGTAGGGCGTCCGGCGCGCCTCCGCGATGACGTAGTCCGGGATGGCGAGTTCGTTTCCGCGCCCCTCGTCCATCATCCGCTGGATGTAGGACATCAGCGCACCGCGCTTCGCTTCCTGCCGGCCGGAGAGCTTGCGGAAGTCATATCGGTCCAGCACTTCGTCGATCGCATCGAGATAGTCGCCGGCCAGGTTCTTGCGCGTGGACGCCTTGCCGAGACGGCGCACGAAGTTCTCGGCCTTCTCGACCTCATCGGCGATCTTCGCGCTTTCCGCGTAGAGCGCATGGTTCAAGAGCTGCCGGCGCTTGGCCTGGATCAGGCGCATGACCGTCGAATTGGCCGTGTCGACACGGGTGTTGGCCGCATCGGTCGCCGTGTTGATCCGGTCGATGCCGCGCGCATCCTCACTCCGCACCGCCGCGCGAGCGACCTTGCCGACGTTGCGCCGCGCTGCTTGTGCGAGCAAGCCCGCGCGCGCGGCCTCCTTGGCGAGGGCGAGCGCTTCACCGGCGGCCTTTCGCTCGGCCGCGAGATAGCGGTTCGAGGCGATAGCATCGCGTACCTGCATGCGGGCAAGAGAGCGACGAGCGCTTTCGCGGGCGCCCTGGAGCGTCAGCGCCGGCTCGCTGTGCCGCGTGACCGAGCCTAGCGCCTTCAGCTCGGCCGCGAGATACTGGCCGCGCTTGTCGCCGTGGATAGCCTCCAGGGCTGCTTCCTCGACCGATCCGTCCCGAAGAACGTCCCCGTGTCGCTCGCGCATGATGCGGTCGGTTTCCGCCTCGATCGCCGCCTTTCGCGGTTGCGCCTGCTCAAGGGCACGGACCATCTCGTCTCCAGAGGAGAAGCCGAACCAGCCCGCCACCTCGTCGGGGTCCATGCCGCCTTCGGCCGAGTAGACATGGAACTGGCCGCGCGGCAGCGTCTTCAGCACGCCTTCGCCGTAGCGCTCGACGAGAATGGCGCGCGACAGCCTCATGTCCGGCATTGCCTCGGGCTGGTCCTCGCCGAGCCATCGGCGGTTTCCCAACCACTCCAGTGCCCGATATTCGCGACGCGCGTTGACCTGCCCCGCCACATCGTCGCGAACCGTGGCCCGTTCGTCCTTGAACCATTGCTCCCGCGCGCGGCGGATCGGCGCCATGGTCTCCTTGAGAAGCTTCTGTGCGGCCTCGTCGGCGGCCTGGCGGCGCAACTCAACCAGCCCGGCATACTGTTCGTCGGTCAGGCCGGCGTCGGCCGGGTTGCTGAACAGCATTTCGTCGCGGACTTCGGCCCGCGCCTGTACGATCTCGGCATCGGTCGCCAGCATGCGGTCGAACACCTCCCGCAGTTCCGGCGAGACGTTGACGCCAAGGCCGGTGACGCGGCGATAGATATTCAGGAGCCATGCCCGGAACCGCTCGAACGCGCTGCGAAGCTCGATCGACGGCGCATTGCCCTCCATGACATAGGTTTCGAAAGCACGGGCGAACTGCTCCTGCATGCCCACGTCGATGGCCTGATCGAGGACGACATCGCCCGTCGTGCCCTCGTCGATCGCCTTCTGAACGTCCTCGGCGCCGATCGCGATGCCGGATGACCGCGACGCATCCTTCGCCACTTCGCCCGCATTGTCGCGCCACCATGCCTTGACCGAGGCGTACATAGCTTGGACATCCGGCGAGGCGTTCGGCTGCTCCGATACTGCCTGCGCGATCGACAGAAACATGTGACCCGTCTCGTGAAGGAAGGTCGACAGGTCTGCATGATCGAACAGCGATATGATCGTCTCGCCGGTGCCGATGCCGTCCATGGGCATGCGAATCGAGCCGAGCGGCCCGCGGTCGCCGGGCTGAAACAACGTCTTGGCTTTGCCGCCCAACGGGATTATCTTACGGCCATCCCCGCTATCGTCTCGGACGTTGGGTGCGATGCTTTTGGCTATGCCAAGGGAATTGCTCGTAGCGGGGTACTTCCTCAAGCTCAGCGCCGACAGCGTCTTGCGTCCGGTCCTGACCTCTTCGAGGTACGCGAACGAGCCATCCGCCAGTTTCGTGACGTAGCCGATGACGGGCTGGCCAAGTTTGTTCTTCTCGCCTGTGACAAGGTATTCCGCATTCGCGATGATGTCCGGAATCGCCTCGAAATCCGCGTCCGTGATGCTCAGCTGTCCGCGAGCTTCTTCCCTTGCGGCATTGCCATGTTGCTTGCGGATATGACGGATCGCATGCGCGTCCATGTCGTGCGAGAAGCCGGTCAGGTTCAGACCGAGCCCTTCCTTCACAGCCTCCTGTACCAGGGGCGACACTGCGCCGAGCCGGACCTTCTTGGTCACCGTTCCGGGCGCGGTCCCGGCGAACTCAATCAGATCACGTATCTCGGCGACGACTTCCGCCCGCCGCTGCTCATACCGGCGACCGGTCTCCCTCTCCGCCGCGTCGATCGCGGCGCGGATGGTCTCGTCATCCTGTTCAAGCGAGATGCCGCGACGGGTCAGGAACTCATCGGCGGCGTCCAGCGCATCCTGCCGCGCCCGCTCCCGTTCGCTGAAGGCGTCCTGCCGATACTCGGCCTCGCCGGCAAGCTCGCGGTCGACGGCATCAAGAAGTGCTCCGGTCACATCGGGGACTTGCTCACCGGCGGCGACGGCGTTCTTCCACGCCTGGACGCGCGGATCATCGGCCATGAAGCCTTCTTCAATAGCGGCCCGTGCCGTGTCATCGAGGCCGTGCGAGCGTTCGGAGAACATGTCCCTGATCTGTCCGGCCATGCCACGCCGCAGGCGCAGGGTCTTTTTGCCCTGGCCTCGCCGAACCGTGGCCGCGTCCCGCGCCGCCAGCTCGCCGCCCGGATCGTTGATGCCGCCACGCATGTCGATGAACTCCAGCAGGCTTTGCTTGGGCGTCGTGTCGACCCGGCGATTGCGCAACTCGGCCAGGGTGCGGTTGAAGGCATCGACATTCTTCGGCTGAAGCCCTTCCGGCCGCATGCCCTCGATCTGCGGCAGAGGATAGGCACGAAGCAGCTCTTCGGTGGTCATGCCGGACCGCGCGGCCATGGCCCGGTAGAACGCCGGCCACACCATCGCTTCGTTGGTCGCGACATCCGTGGCCCGGCCGGCGGCGCGAAGACGGGAGACCATCTCGTCATAGATCTGGACTTCGTCGGAGCGAAGGTCCTCCTCCTCCAGGCGAAGGCGTTCGGCCTCCTCGTAGGCTTCCTGGATGGCCTCGGCCGAGCGCTCGTTGAATTCCCGCGCCTCGGTCAGCGTCATGCCGTCAGGATCGAAGCGCATGTTCTCGCGCAGGAAGGGATCAAAGTCGCTGCCGGCGATCTTTGCGGCGTAGGTCGAGGTCGGGATTTTCAGGTCGCCGCCGGTCGAAAGCGCCAGGTCGTATTCCGCCTTGGACGTGCCCGGCAACTCGCGCAGGAACTCTTCCGGGTCGACGCCGCGCGTCTGGAAGAACTCGGCCATCTTCTCGGCCGGCACGAACACGCTCTCGACCGGCGAACCCTGCGTCGCCTGTTCCACGAAATCGGCAAAGCTGGAATCGAGCCGGGTCCGCAACTTCGACGCCTGCGCGGCTTGAGCGATCTGGTCGAGTTGGGCGACCGAGGCGTCAGCCGTGCGTGCGGCGCTGCGGTCGCGAGCAAACCGGCGGCCGGCAATACCCATGTCCACCGGTACGGTCGCGGTTTCTGCCAGCCCTTCGGCCACAATCTCGCGCCAGTCGATTTCTTGACCGGTAGCAAGTCGGGCCGTGTATTCGCCGAGCGAGCCGGACACGGCTTGCGTGACCGTCTGCGCGATCGCCTCAACAATCGGGTTGCTGGCCAGGGCGCGCCCGGCGATACCACCCGAAATGAGGTCGAAAGCGCCGATCACCAAGCCGCGCACCACGCCACGATCTGCCGCCTCCTGGAGAAGCTGTGGTTCAGTTATGAGGCGCTGCACATCCTCCGGCTTCGCAAAATCAATGCCTTTCTCGGATAGAAATTCTGCCGGCGCAGTGTAGCGCTCGGTTGCATACGAACCAGCCGCGAGAGTCCCGATACCAGCGGCTGGGTTGCGAGTGGCAAGGCCAATGCCTATAGCCGATGCCATCTGCGGGGCGCTTTCGCCCGCCGTTGATAACGACCAGGATAGCGCTCCAAGCGGGTCTGAGAGAAGGCCGACGGCAACGTTCTTGAGCGTTTCCCCGAGGCTTTCACCTTGTAGGTGCGAGTTCTCCCACTCCTGCGCTGCCAAAGGCTTGGGAGCCGCAGCACGCGCATCAAGTGCTTTTTGAATGCCCAAGGCATACCCTCGGGCGGCGGCCTCATCATCCGTGCCGATCATTTCGGCATAGCGGGCGTCGAGCCAGTTCGCCATGGCTCCCAGATACTCGATCGGCCCGGCGCCGGTATCGATCCTGTTGCCCTGCATGTCGTGCATGACAAGCTTTTGATCGTCGATAAGCTGGCCGAAGGTCTTCTTGCTGTCCTGCGCTCGCCCTGCCGTTTGCTCCAGCATGAACTGGTTGCCTTGCTGCCGCAGCCCGGCCCCCGCCCTGCGCAGCGTGTTGGCAACGCCGCGCGTGATACCCTCGAAGTTCGACAGGCTCTCCAGATCGTCGTGCGCGACTGCCGAGTTGCCTGGAGACTGAAGCCAACGCATCAGCATGGGCGAGGACGACAACCTGAGTTCGGTCATCTTGGCGTCAAGACGGGACTTCAGCATGTCCCGCCCTTCAGCGGCGACACCGGCAGGAATGCCGAATGCCCGACCAAGCTGCGCGTCGGCCGCCGCCTGATCAGCATTGCCTTGGCGCGCGCCGTCCAGCAGCACGTTTACCTGTCCGATAGACGTGGCCTTGCGCTGCGCGTTCCAGCGCTGATATTCGTCGAGTTGTGGCATTTGTCCTCTAGGGAATGCGAAATGGCTACGCAGAGAATGAGCCGGATGCGGGCGGCATTTTGGGTCGCGGCGTTTATAGTTGGTGGATGGGTAGCATTTTTCGCGGTCGCGCTGATCTACTATGGAATTACCGGTTGAAATCGGCAGCAAGATCTGTCGCCTTAGTGGCGATCTTAGGCTTTCCGCAACAGTCGATCGCAGCGACTGGCGATGTTCTCGTTATGATTTGCCAGAACCCGAGGCAAGAGTACCGAGTTTCATTCGATACTCTGTCGCGTGAATTCCTAGCTAATGATACCAGCTATAAGGTTCTCGCGGTGGAAATTTCGGCTGATCGTTTCGTTGTTTCCGGGATGGTCGGCAACGACAGCAACCTCGGGTTTGCAGCCCACTTCCACCCCTACACCCGCGTTGACTTCTACCAAGATGATCAGCTCTTCCAGATGGACGCGTGCAGGAAGCGCTGACTAGCGGCCGGTGACGAACGCCTCGTAGCGTTCCACGATCTCGTCATTGGTCGGCTTGGTCCCAGTCTCGGCCTCGATGTCGGCCGCGATCTGTGCACGAAGGTCGACGGGGATCTGGTCGATTTTCACGTTGATCTCAACCGTTGATCCGTCCGGCCGCATCGCCGCATCGAATGCGAAGCCCTCGGTATCGTTCGTGCCCCACAGCGTGCCAGGGGTCTTGATGACGACAGGCAGGAGCAGCCGGTTGATCATCGCCTGCGTCTCGGCATAGGTCGGCACCCTGCCGTTGTTCTGGTCCCGGAATTCGTCGACGCTGTCCTTCAGCGCATTCTGGAAGCGCGCCAGGCGCAGGGACATTTCCTCGCGCTTCTTCCGGTTCTTGTCAGCGCCCAGCCCCGTCGTCGTGAGCCCGACGGCGTCGAGCGCGGTATCGGCCTGCTTGTAGGCGTCCGCATAGACGGAGCCGGTCTGAACAGCCTTTGCGCCATCTTTCAGGGCCGAGGTTTGCTGGTCCGTCATCTCCTTGAACGCGGCGTTGTCGAGCCGATCACGGAACTCCATCAGGTTGCGCTGGGAGAACCCGACAGGATCGACAGCGGCGGCGCGACGCAGCTCGTAGAGCAAGGTCTGGTCCGTCTCCGGCTCGCCGCGCTTGGTCCGTGCCTCGTGATAGCTCCAGGCAGACGAGACCGACGACATGCCGGCCGCCAGCCGCGTCTCGGCGCTGACATCGTCGGGCGTGCCGCCGCGGTCGACCACGGCGAACAGTTCCAGTTCGGCCGCCTTTTTTGCCTGCTGCTGTTGCTTTTCCTGCGCCTCCATCAGCGAATAGAGGCGCTTGCGGGTCGCCTCCCTGATGTCGGGATCGGAGATCGCCGCGATCTGCTGTTCCATGTCGACGAAGCTTGGTGCGCTGCCGCCCGCGACCGGAGCGCCCTGGCCGCGAACGATGGCGGCCTCGTTGTTGCGGCGGTTCCGGTTCACGCCGCCATTGTCTGTCGCGCGACCGGCGATGGCCTGCGCGATGGCCTCCGTGTCGCCGCTGCGCACGGCGCTCGCGACATCGCCGGGAAGACGCCCGTAATTGTACGCCACGGAGGTCAGTGCGGCCTGCGCATGGGGCGGGAGGGACCGCCAGCGCTCGCCGCCGACATCTTCGGCTATGCCCCGCTGGAACTCAGCGACGCGGCGCTGAAGGTCGCGCTCGGCATCCGCGCGAGACACCGTCGTTCCCGTCGTCACCTTGCCGACCGATCCGTCTGCACGGGTGAACGTGTCCGAGCCGTACCCGGTGCGCCAGGCGTTCACATCCCAATAGGGGGTGGACCGGAAGCCCTCCTTCTGCCGCAGGAGGCCAAGCGTCAGATCGCCACCCGCGACGACACGCGGGCCTGCAACACCCTGGACTCCGGGCGCAACCTTGGCGGCACCGCTCAGGATGCGGCTTGCCTCCCGCTTCGATTTTTCGTTGACCAGCTCGTCGCGCATGGCCGTCTCGACGGCGAACTGATCCGAACCGGTGATCTGGCTCTTGTTCGCCAAGTAGTATTTTTCAGCGGCGATCGGGTCCTGTTCAACCATGCGGGCAATCACGCCCTTGCGGATGGTCGAGACGTAGTTCTCGCGCCCGACCTTCAACGTGTCGGCGTCCCAACCTTCAAGCTCGGCGCGGGTCTGCAACTCGGCCAGACCGGCCGCAATGTTCTTGTCGACCATCTTCGGATCGCCATAGGAGGCAAAGGCATCCTGCTGGAACGATTCCATCCGGCTTTCGCTGGAGGTTTTGAACCAGGACTTCTTCGCCTGCGCCGTGTGGACGATGCCGCCCTGGAGCGCCGATTGCTTCCGCGCTTCGGCCGACTGGCGATACATCCGCGCGGCCTCTCCGGTGAGGCCTTCGCCATTCTTAAGGATCGCCTCGTCGACGCCCTTCTGATAGTCCGCCCAGCCGTCGACGGCCGTCTTTCCCTCTTTGAGCAGAAAGCCGCTGTCCGGGTTGTATTGGAGGTCGCGCAAGCTGTTGGACAGCGCAACGTCACGGTCCTTGGTCTGCGCTTCCGCTTCGAGCGCGCGGACACGCATCACGGCATCGCCCATGCGATCGACGCCCGCCGCGAGCCCCTGCATTCCCCGGCCGATGTCGGAGCCAAAATCCCGTGCATCGGCGCGTGTCGTCATGCCCTGCTGGACAAGCGGGCGAAGGCGCTCGGTTGGCTGGAGTGTAGGAACGGTGGCCATGCTTAGCGGTCCGCCAACAACGGAGATTTATTCTGGTAGTACGCCTTGCCGGCGCCGGTCAGCAGCGTTCCGCCGGCCTCCAGCAAGGAACCGGTGACAGCGGCCCGCCCTTGGGCGCGCGACAGCTTGGCATCGGCCCTGCGATTGGTCGCGTCGACATCGAACGCATAGGCCTCGCGTGCGGCGTTCGACCGGATGGTCAGCGCGTCGATTTCGCCGATCATGGCGCTGTCGACCAGCGTATTCAGCGCCGAGCCGAACCCGATATCGACACCGTTCGCCGCCATGGCCGCACGCTGCCTGCCGATGACTGCTGCGTTTTCCTGCCTTTTGCGTTGCTCATCCAATTGGCCGCGCTCGATCGCATCCCGCGCATTTCGCTCGGCGAGCTTGGCGTTCATGTCCTGGACCTGCGCGTTGTATTGCGCGGCCCGGTTGGCGGCCTGTCCTTGCTGGATCGCACCGCCAGCGCTCAGCAGCGTCGATCCGATCGTCAGCGCAATGCCGAGGTCACACATCTGCCGCCCTCATTTCGAACATGCGGAAAGGCGTCCGGCCAGCCCCGAGAGGGAACGGATCAGACAGAACGAAGCCGAGCCACAAAAGCCAGCGTTTCGAGACATCGTTGCGGTCGTCGACCACGTTGCGCAGCGTCGGATACTTCGACAGCATGCGGTCACGCCACCATTTCGAGGCGCGCAGGAAGTGCCGGAATTCCCGGTCGATGACATCGGAGCCGAGCAGCCACGGCGCTCCGACGCCGGCCAAAAGACTGATCGGCCCGACGCCGAACATGATCTCCGCCCGTCCGTCGAACTCGACGGCATAGGCTTCGGTCGACCGCTGGAGCGAGAACGAAAGCGCCTCTGCCGGCCCGACGCCGCGAGCCGCGAACACCTCCCGCCGGTCTGCTTCCCGCATCCGGCCGGCAACATCGTTTACATGGCCTTCATGGGCATGGACGACATGGAACCTCATGCGCCGACCAGAATATCCGGCATGATACCGAGGATAGTCATCGGCAGCGGATCGTCCTGGCGAACCACCATCGTGCCGCCTTTGGTCCAGTCGGGAGTCACAGTGATCTCGATATCGCCTGTGTAAAGCCGGATCGCCTCGTTCCAAGCCTCCGTCGACCGCTGCTTGTACTCTGTCATCTTCGTTTCCGAAGGCCCGACAAACAACCCGCGCGAGTCTTTGATGCGCAGGGTCATCGCGGCAATCGTCTTGGGCCTTCCCTGAACGCTGCCGATACCGCGCACAGCCCCGAGATCCAGATCGAGGGTTTTGATAAGCGCAGAATAGGGTAGGCCGACATGCAGCTTCGTCGTCGGGTTCGGGAGCGTCACCGCGCCGTTCGTCACGGTCAGCCCGCGCACGACATCGCCATTGGACAAGGCGACGACACTTTTGCCCTCTAGATGATGCAGCCCCCTAACGACGCCGGTCGGCGCCCCTTCATAAGAGAGGCCGCAATCCACGAAGAATGCATCTTCGGCAACCTCGAAAGCCCGGCTGTGCAAACGTTCGATATAGCGCTTGTCCTGTCCCTTGATGACACGCTTGACGATCAGGTAGACCGCGTCCTCGCCGGACTCCGGGACCGCCATGACATCTTCAACAAGCCCGTCCGTCTCATGGTGTGTCCAGGCCCAGACCTCGTGCTCCCGCATGTATGTCAGGCTGAGCAGCCCGCCGTCATTCATGACAGCCCACACAACGGAATGCGGTGACTGAGCATAAGCCCAGGAGACGATCCTGCGGCCTTCGAACAGGTGGCGGGCCATGATCGTCAGGTCCGAGCCGGTGAAACCGTCTTCCGCGAACTGGTATGAGAAATCCCGCACCACGCCGCCGCGTGCCTGCGGGAACAGGATCACGTTGCCCACGACGATGGGCTGTAGGTAGGACGCGCCACGATACGATTGTGCCTGAATCTTGGGGTTCTGATTCAGGAAGTCTTCGCTGCCGCCGGAGACGATCCATTCCGCCGCCGAAGAGAACAGGCTGAGGCCTCGCGTGGAGACCATGGAGCGGATTTCGTTCTTCTCCCTGGAGCGAACGCGAAATGTGATGGCATCGCTGTCCTTCGCCGGGGACGCCGCGCCAAAGTTCTCGTAGTTGCCCGACTGGCCGAGATAGACGGCCGAGGGTTCGTCCAACGTGCCGGCGAAGGCAAGGCGTTGTTCATGGAAGGTGACGGCGCGCGGATATTTGCCGGCGGCGTCGAAGGGGTTGTTGCCCTCCTGCGGCCCATCCGCGATATCGGGTGTGATGTTCTCGTCGGTAAAGCTGGTCGTCTCGGACGCGCCGACATAGCCATAGAGGCCATTGAACCGCCGATAAATATAGTAGCGGGAGGCGCCGGCGACGGCATTCCACGTCAGATCATTGCGGTTGCCCTTGTAGGACATGTCGTTTTTGACCGTGACAGGCGGGGATGGAAGGCTTTCCTCCCCGGTATCTTCATTCACCGCCGACACGACATAAAGCGTATCCTTACCGAACTCGACCGATGCCACCACGCCGGTCGGCGTCGAAGGCGCTCCTGGCGCGGAGCTCGACGGGATGGTGCTTGCGTCGCCGACGATCGCGCCCGTGGGGAACTCTATGCTTGTGCCGGTCGTCTCCGCAACGCGGCCGGTCTCATCGTCAGAGCGGTACACCCGATACCTTGCCGCGCCGGCGACCGCGTTCCAGCTGACTTTCAGGAATTGCCCGTCTTCATTCTGGTACTGGAAATTCGCGGCGTTGGAGTTCGAAGACGCCGCGCTTTCAGCCCCGAACGACGAGACGGACGTGACCTTGAAGGTGAAGTTCCCGGTGTCCCCCGTGCGCAGCTTGTAAACGGCAGTGACCGCCAAGCCTGTCGGAGCAGCCATTGATGGCGCGAAATTCGGCGTGGTCAGCGTCCAGTTGTCGTCCGCCAGCCTGCTTAGCTTACGCGGCGCATACTGTGCGTTGGAGACGATGAACATCACGTCCTTTTCTTGCGCGAAGGACATGAAAGGCAGATCGGCCGCCACATACGGTGTCGCCATCTCGTAGACGCGACGCGCCGTCCCCCCGCCCGAGTAGGCAGGAAGCATCGAGGTATCGATGGTCGCTCCGAACATATCCTCCAGCGTGAAGGTGTTCGCGGCCACGTTGCGAACGACGAAATTGCGGCTCGACAGCGCCGTCATGCCGCCGATCGACAGCAGCACGACCTCATCGCCGTTGGCGTAGCCATGCGCATTCGATGTGACGACGCCAGGATTTGCCTGGCTGATGCCCGTGATGGCCTTCGCGGCCTCCAGAACAGGGGAGCCGGCGCGCAGGACGCGCATCTTCAGGTCGGTGAAGACCAGGTTGTAGGTCTGGCTGGTGTCCGCGTCGAAGATGAACGGGATCTGCGTGGCCTTCTGCGATCCTCGCGTTTCCGCGATGAACTGCGTCCCGGCGCGATTAGATACGCCGCCGTGGGCATGCACGAAGACGTTCTTCGCAACCTTGAGACCTGACACATATTTCGAGACATCGACCCTGGCCCAAAGGTCGGGACTAAGTTCCCCCGCCGTGAACGAGGGCTGCATCGTGCGCAGCGTGGACATCAGCGTGCAGCGATCCAGCTTGCTTCGTAGTCAGGGCGATCCGGCTGGTCGTTTGCATCTGCCGCTTCAGCGGCGGCCCGCGCCGCGCTCGCCATCTGGACCGCGTCAGCGCGCAGCGATCGGTCTGCCGTCAAAGGAACGGCCAGCCGCGACGCCAGCGCCCAGGCCAGGGCATCGACAAACAAAGGCGGGAAAAGCGTCGGATTTTCCTCGCGTCGCGTGAACTCGATGAAAGCCGGATCGTAGCTCGTATAGACCGAGCTTCCCCGCAGACCGTGGGTGGGCGGGTCGATGTCGTTTGGATAGTCGACCTCAGGAACGACCCTGCGAATCTTCAGGCAGGTGTTCGGCCGCTTGTAGGCATATGCCCAACGCGA